GAAAGCTGGAGCGTGGCAAGTGCTATGAAAGGTGGTAATGCGTGTTGGAAACAAGAAAAGGATATGACAATCAATCTATTTGGTGAATATGAGCAAGGAAGTAAATTCACAATCAGAAATCACANCAGTTAATACGCTACATAAACCAAACGCACTATGGGAACAGTTGGACAAGCTAGATAGACCTGATGTTATTCTAGCTAGTCCACCTTGTGAAAGCTGGAG